CTTGAAGCTCAAACGGCTCCGAAGTTCCTACACGGGATATAGAACTTACTTCACGAGCCATTTGAGCCTCTCTTTAGTTGTAGAACACAGTTGCCGCGGTGATTGCGGTGTAAGTTGATATAAATATATCACTAACCCGAATACCTTCGGCAGGAATGTTCACGGAGTGTGAATCCGACGCTTTAAAATCCAAATCAAGCACTGTTGCTCCACCACTACCGTCCGTGATGGTAAGACGCGGCGTACCAGTGGCAGTTAAGACTTGAATTTGTCTAATCCTAGCTGGACCAACGGAAGCAGAACCAGTGGCAGTCAGGCGTTTCGCCTTTACATCAGAACCCGCCATATCAGCCTCCTATTAGTTTTGCTCTACGCCGTCATTCGCCATTGCATATGTGATGATGCCTGTGAATGTGCCGCTTGTAGCCGCTGAAGCGCCGACATTTGCAGTTACTGTAGCATTTGCAGCAAGACCGCCAGCAACAACGAGAGCGCCCGCTGCACCTGTGATTTCACCTTTAACGTCTACAGGAAGTTCGTTTGCAATGCCGTCTGGATCAGCAGAAGTACCCAAATCAATTGTTGGGTTTGTGCCGCCTGCGGCAGCGCCAACTGTCTGAACAGACATGATAACCGCGCCTGCTGGGATTGTAAGTGTTTCACCCGCTGAAGCTGATGTGCCAATGCGAACATTGGTTGCGCCTGTTGCGGTTGGGTCACATGAGAATTGCACAGCTTGAACGACGGGCGCGGGTGTTACTGTACCGCGTGTGCCTCCGCCATATGAGCGGACGACGCCGCCGAAGGTCGTGTTTGCCATTTTTATCTCCTGTCGTGGCAAGTGTCAGATCACGATGATCTGTCAGGGATTGACAAATTATAGCTTAAATTTTCTTCTAACAAAAGAGGCCCTTTATTCTCTTGTGTAATGAACGAAAATTTGGAGCGTTTTCCGCAAGCCTTCCACAACGGGAAGGACTCGATGCTCTGTTCCACCTTTTATGCAAACCGCACGTCCTGCTCGTGGTTCCACAAAAACCGTTGGATAAACTCCTTCATAGCTTTTATCTAAACGAACCTCTAATTCTCCACCTGAAACGTCATTAAGATAAATAGTGCAAGCTACGGGAAAAGCGCCGTCATTGTGCCAATCCATACGCCCGCCTTCCGGCATTTCATAAGCGTGAACGCAGTATTCCGGACGGGCCCCCTCAACTTTAGGGAAAATTTCCATTTCCATAAGGGCATGAAAAAGAACCGCGTCTATGCCGGAGGGTGGAATATTCGGGTCGTATATGTCAGGTCCTTCGGTGTTCTCTCTCTTCCAAGAGTCCCATTTGTTGAACTGCGGGTCAGTGTTTAGTTCATCTTCAGCGTTTCTCAAACCACCCTTTGTTTTTGAGTATTTCCCCTGAAGCGCGGCATGTACTTGGGTTAAAAGTTCTAAGTCAAGCTCGTCGTCAGAAACTAAAAGCTTCTCCGCATAAAGTTGTCTAGGCATTTACCCCTCCTAAAAAACAAAAACTAGCATAAAAAAAGGGCGGCTGTGAAGCCGCCCTTGGGATTAGATTCAAAAGTGCTAGGCTCCGGGGGTGCCAAACACACAACGCCAGTCAGAGACGCCGAAGCTGTAACGCTCACGGGCCTTGAAGCGCATGTTACCAGTGTCAAAGTCGCCTTCCATGGCGGTTTTGATTGGTGAACGGTTAAACATCTTGAAACCGTTTGGTGCGTCTGTCTTGATGAAGAACGCATCAGTGTCGGTCAAGAAGTGGTTAACCACTGCACCTTCTGGAAGCATACCCATTGACTTCATTGCGTTTGTATCGTTGTCGGCGGTGCCGGAACGAAGATTTGAGTTGATTACACGCTCTGCAATGAACTGAAGTTCCTTTGGAATGATCAGCTTCATGCCGCGTACAGCAACTTTCAAACCACGCTCATCAGTGAAGCCTGCAATGTCAATCAGCATTTGCTCAAGAGAAGTCTCGTTGAGGTCCGCAGCTACTGAAAGCTGGTTGCGCTGGTTGCCAGACAGTGATGGGTGAGCAGAAGAACACAAAGCAGCGCCGTCACCGATTGGTGAGCCAGTGCTGAAGGCGTTGTTCAGGATAGACGCAGCTTTAATTTGCTTTGTCTGAGCCATTGAACGGGCCAGAGCCTTTGTGTAACGAGATGCGAGACGATCATAGAGGTTGTCCTCAATAGCTTCCTCAGTGATTGAGAACGCCAAAGCGATTGTCTCATGTGTGTAACGAGCCGTGTAGGTTTCTTGAGCATCATCAAACTGAATAGCTCCACCCTCTGATTTAACAGGGGCGGTTGTGAAACCCCCAAGCATCACCTCTTCTTCAAAGGCCCGGTCCGAAGACTCTTCCTCGAAGATTTCAGCATGCTCGTTCTCGTAGCGATTGTATTCCAGACCGAACAGAGCGTTCAGACCCGGCTCTAGCTCTTTAGCTAGTTGTGCGCGAGAAATAGCCATTGTCTAATTCTCCCTTCCTTATATGCCAGTGCTGTTCGCTGTAGTCTGTGAATCAGAGCTAGAGCAAGGCGCATTGTGGTGGAAATTAAACCGAACAATATAGTTCACACCCGCTGCATCATAGTCAAGGTTGGCTTCATCAGTGGTGAGGCCAACAATACGCATGAAGAGCGTTGCCGTTGTAGCGACAGAGGAAATATCAAGTTCAGCGGTTGAACGTCCGGTATTAGTTGAACCGGAAGTTGCAGTTGCCAGAGATGCGTTAGCAAAAACATTTGACAGTGCTGTTGCACGGTCTGTTGAGCTACCATCTGCGGCTACCATGAACAACTGGTTTGGGTTGTCCGCAACAAAAGCTTTGACAGGGTAGTTTGTGTCAACGCTGACGTTGTTTGAACCGGGCCAGTAGTTTTTCCAAACAGGCTTTTTAGAAGCACTGTCAACATATTCGACACCCATAAGGACGCCAAGGGCTGGAACTGTACCACCGTTTGCATTACCAACGATGTCAATTACACCCGCGGCAAGCGGGATAACTGGTGAATACTGGTAAATAGCATTCGTCTCGTCAGATGCAATCTCATACTGAGTTACACCAGTAGTGTTCGCACCAGCACCATTGAGTCCGATTGGGCGCAGACCAAAAGCGGTATCTTGGTTTGCCATTTTTTTCTCCAATCAAGCCCTAATTCTTAGGGCCTCCAAAGGTTACACGCGATTGACGATCAGGCTTATTGATCGTCATTGTAGAGTGAGAATTTTCCCGCATCATATCGTGATCCACCGCGTCCATCTGATCTTTCGTCCTACCATCAAAGTAGGCTTTCCGTTCAGCAACGGTTTCTAACGGAATACGAGCGAGAACTAATCCGCCAACTCCAAACACACCAGCATATTTACCTGAATCAATGACGGGAGCCTCGAAATCGGGATACTCATCTTGGCGAACCAGTTCGTAGCCTTCGCGTAGACGTGCAGAAATGTTTTTCTGATCGTCAAAGCCACGCACTTCGGCCCTAATCCAACGATGCTTATACCCATCGGGCGCAGGCGGTGCGTCTAGCATAGACGGGGGAGCCCAAGGCTTGCGCCTCGTCTCTTTCTCCCTTGTCTTACTAGCACGGGAACTCCGATCAATGCCGTCAGTCTTTGTGATTTCGATTTCAGACATCAATCTTACTCCTTAACGTACTTAGCATATTCCTCAAGAGGGACACCAAGTTTCTTGGCAATCGCAACTTGAGAAGAGGTCAACTTGACCTTGCGGCGTCCAGAATTGTTGGCAGTTCTAGATGCAGAGGCAACCGTCTGAACGGGTCGGGACCCCTGCGAACTGGATTTTTTAAGCTTATGCGGAAACTCTTCCGCAATCCGCTTGTCGAGTTCAGTATAATACTCATCGGAGTTAGGGTCAAACCCTTCTGTTTCAACCAACTCTTTGTGTATACCAAAAGCAGCATACGTCATGGTCTGGTCTTTACCAAACCATTCGTTACGCTCCGCCCAATCCTCTGCTTTAGGATCTGGACGTCTCTGTTGCGGGGCTTCTTGTGGCGCGGCTTGAGGAGCCGGAGCTTCGCTTTCTTGGTCAAACCTAGATTGAGCCTGACGAGCCCGCTCTTTAGCAAGTGTAAGAGATGCTAACCGCTCTTGTGCTTCAACCGCGGCATCCGTGTCCCCAATGGACATCGCTTGCCGAAGCTGATTTTTAGCCGCGGCCAGTTCACTTTCAACTCGACCAGAGTATTCCTGCACATATCCTTGGTCCAAGCTCTTCATACGCGCTTTAAGCTCTTCCGCTTCTTTCTTTACGGCTTCTGCATATTTAAGCGCGTCTTGTTCGCGCCGCTCTGCTTCCCGCCGTAACTTTGTCAAACGGTCTATGCGCTCTTGCGACTTAGATACTTGTTTTTGTTGAGTAGATTCTTCTTCAGGTTTGGAAGATTCTTCCGAAGCCTCCTCGCCTTGATCCAACTCAACTTCAACCCCTTCTTCCCGCGGTTCCGCAGAAAGCTCTTCGGACTCTTGAGCGTCCTCGTTCTCTTTAGCTAAATTTTCCATAATAAACCTCAGTTATGAAGAATGTCTTCGGGGTCCAGAATGGTGGCGAGAATTTCGTCATCATTCAAAACCCGGACTTCACCGCCTTCGATCTTAAAGCGAGAACCCGCATAACGGGCAAAGACCACCCAATCCCCTTTCTTGCACCACGCGCCTTCAGGGAATTTAGCTTGATCTGCATATGCGAGAGGCCCGACTTTAAGAACGTATCCTACTTGCGTAGAAACTTCGTTTTGGGCGAGAGCTTGGTCGGGCAACCAAATACCCCCGGCGGTTTTCCCCTTGCCCTTGTAAGGCAAAACAAGAATACGCCACCCCGTAGGATCTGGCATTCTGTCAATCAGGGATTTTTCAATGAGGCTTGGGTCAAGGACCCGGTCTGAGGGGTCTACCCACGGGGTAGACGGTGCTTCTGTAGCTTCTGCTTCCGCAGCTTTAGTCATCTAGACGCTCCTGTTTATCTAGCAGGCTCTTGAGTTCCTGTTGAATGAAATCCAAACCTTCGATGGTCCCCATCAAATGTCTGTAGTGCAGCATATCCTTTACGCCGTTGGAGGTAAGAAGATCAGAAATCTGCTCTTTCTTATCCCCAACGAGCTTCAAGATATGGTTGGTTATGATTATTCCATCCATATGAGAATATATACGCGGTTATGCGTAGATATGCAACAAAGTTTCTTCTCAAGAAACTTATTTTTTCATGTATTTGCTTACAGCCCTGTTTCCAAACCAAAAAGACATGATTGCGGCGAACAATCCTTGCGTCTCTGGCGTCCACATAAGCTCGACGGCTTGCGTCCAATCACCGCCTGTTTCAAGTACCTTCACAATGATCACCGCCTCTGTGGCGACAAACATCAAGAAGAAGGCATAAGTAATAACAGGACGAACACTGCCGCGCAGAGCGTTGACAAATCCTCCAGCGTCAATGCTTCTATCATGTGCATAAATCCCCTCTGTTTCAGCTATATCCGCCTTCTTGTCTAATTCTTGCAATTTTAGCGCGGAGCGCTTCTCCATCAACTCCGCTTCCATTCGCATAGTTTCTAACTTCTGCTTGTGTTCTTGCCCAGCTTTGAAGAAGTTCAGGACCTCCGGAAGGAAGCTGGTCCCGAAGCCTAATAAGCTGCCTAATAAGCTCATCATCTGTCATTTCCCCTATTGTCTGTCGAACCCGCGCAATGCCTATTTTGCGATTGATTAACGCGGTTTCATTGTTAATAGACGCCAATTGACCCCTCTTTTATATATTTGGGGACACAGTATGCCGTTACACGGTCCCTTTTGTCCATTCTGTCAACATATCCATAGTTTCCATACCTTTTAGACAATTCAGAGGCATAGAAGTTACAGTCCTTTACGGACCTAAAATACATATCGTTACTAACCAGCCTACGCTCGTCTCCCACTCCCAAATAGACAAGAAGCAAGAAGACATGAATCATTCACTTGGCTTTGAGCTTTTGCTGTTTACATAAAGACCGAACCAAGCCGCACCCGCGCCGACAATTACAGAAACGAATCCTGCCTGCGCGTTATTTGGCTCTGGCAATGCCATAAACCATTGACATGTTTGATAAAAAACTACCATATAACTCAAGATAAGCGCCCGCGGTACAATGCGCCACGCATCTAATTTTTCAGGGGTCATCCTTGTAATCCTTTCAACCAGAAAATAAGACTTATCAACAGCACAGCGCCTACTAGCACCGCGCCTACTATAGCTACAATTTCAACAAATTTACGCCTACGCTCTCTTTGACGATAAATGGTTTCTTGGCGTTGTTTTCGGATGGCCCCTTCCATTTTCACCAATTCGTCCCATTTGGACTGTCCGTAACTATATTGAATGTATTGTTTTAATTGAGCGCGTTGCTCTTCGGCCTTCGTCTTAGCCGCCATAGCTTCAAAGGCTTCGGCTTCAACGGATTGACCCGCAAAAAGCTTTTTAAAGAGGGGTGGATTTTTCGCCTCGTGGGCGGCTTGGTCTAAATCGCTTAAAGCAGACATCCACCTCGAAAGGTCTGATGCCATGTCTTCAATGGATCGCGCTACCTGAAAGCCGCGTTGCACGGCGGTAAAGGCGCTAGTAGCTACTGCGGCAGCTTCAAGGATCATCAGGGCACTCTCCTGTTATGGGGTGCCCCAACCCCTATTTTTTCTTTTTACGTCGTTTCTCCACGCCCTTTATTTTACCAGCGTTTGCTGATGCATAAAAGACGGACGCGCCTCTATTTTTGCCATAACGCTCAGTCATAGCACGTTTTATTTTTCGTCCCTTTGTTGTAAGGGGCATTATTTACAGCCGATGTAGCTGCCACCTTTTACCGCGGCACCCATACCACGGACCGTGGCTTTGCCCATACCCATAGGTACTTTGACATCCGCGGCCTTACCGTAGGGAATACGGCCCTGACCTTTGATGTCGGCATACTCCACCGCTTTCGCGGCAGAACCCGGAGTATTTGTCACAATCTTTACGGCGCTCATTCTACGCTCCTTTGTTTTAACATCTCACGTTCCAGAGCCGCCTGAATACGAGCGGCTGTCTGTTCTTCTTGGCTCTGGATGCGCTCATCAAACTGACGAGACTTGTCCATCATCTGAGCCTGCTTCAGGTTAAGCTCACGCTCCGCCATTTCTTTGTCGTTCTGTTCTGCCATTGCATCAAGCTGAAGTTCTTGTTGCTTGAGAGCAATGACCGGATCAGGCTCACCCCCGCCAGTAAGCTGACGACCAAGGTCTTGGATAGCTTTCATGCCTTCCGCCATATATTGGGCGGCAAGGGCATCTATTTGCATTTGAACTTGCGGTGGGAGCGGCTCTTGCGAACCTTGCTGACCTTGCATCGGCACCCCGGCTTCTTGCATCGCTCTCTCGACAGATTGAATTTGAACATGTTGCATAACATGTTTTTGAATTGCGACAGCGACGTCAGGAGTAGCCCCCACCAGTGGAGAACTACCGAATACCAAGTGAGCCATAATATGCGCTTCATGGCTTTGACCGGGAAAAGCTTGGAGCCGTGTTCGATCAAGAGCGTCCATATTCTCTTGGGCAGGGTCTTTTGGAGTAGGCTGTACAGATTGTTCATTTCGTAAATACTTATCTATGTCTCTGACACCAAGCGCCTCGTACATATCACGATACACTTCATACATATTGTGCATCTGCGGGGCTTGTGCTGCCAACTGCATTTTTGTCTGTGCAAGCGCAATTCTTTGAGCTTGCGAGAAAACATTTGGATTGGAGACAGGGATTACATCCAGTCTGTCGTCAAAATCCTTCGCCATAACTGCCGAATCGACGCCTTCAATGGCGTATGGGTAAACAGGCGGCAGACTTTCCTTCATTACCCGCGCAAGAAGCTTAAATTCCATCTTCATTGCGTAGTGCAGGCGCTTGTGAACGGCACTCATTACCCGTGAGCCTTGCTCCATAAGGGCGATTGTAGTGCCTACAGCGGCCTGTTGGTTGCCGTCACCTACCTTCATGTCGGTGATGGTGGCAAAGCGCCTCCCTGCGTCCACAACGAAGCCTAAAAGCTGGAACAGGGTCTGGTCAGGGCCTTTAAACGGCAGCGGCATCAGGCTGTCACGGATAGCCCCTCCGGGTGCGTCCACATCTCTGAACTCTCCGGGCTGAAGCGGATCATCGTCGTCACGGATACGCAGTCCACGGGCCTTGAAGCCCGCTGGAAGGTTGGACAACGTCCCTGCGTCGATCAACTGCCTCAGTGCCGCCGTGGCGGTCCGTGACAAGCCGCCAATCGTGTGAATCAAGCCTAATCCATAAAAACCAAAGCCCGGAAGGAACTTATAGTGAACAAAATACTGGATTTTCTGCATTGTTTCGTCATCTTCGCGGTAATTTCTGCGAATTGACAAAATTTCACCGTTATCTTGGCTGATTGTGACGACATAAGGTAGTTTAATACCTGTGGGTTCACCGTCCTCACCCATATCTTCGTACCCTTCGAGGTCCAAATCAACGTGGCACTCAAGCAAAGTACAGTCATAATCGACGTTTGAAGGCTCAATTCCGGTAATCCGGTCCAATTCACCCGCCAAATCATCGTCTTGCGCCTGTTGTGGCAGGACAGGAATGTCCAAATAGAAGCCAGAAATCTGTTTTTTACGCAATTCGTTCAGGCTCATACGCACAACATGCGTCACATTCGGGCAACTCTCAAGATCTGCCGTCTCGTAAGGCACAACAAGGTTCTCTGCGGGCACAAATTTGCTGACCGCACGGCCCAAAGCGTCGTCATAATACACTTTTTTGAACGTACTACCCGCCAATGGTAGATAAAACAGCATCTGATCCATATCAGGCGTGTAATCTTCCATCACATTGGTGATGTAATAGTTCATAAAGTCTTTTACGCGGGTGGCTTGGTCAGATTTTGCAGCGTCTTCAGAACCAACTATCGCAGTACGCACGGGCCCGCCCGGCGGCAGCAACTCGTTGAACGCTTGGGCCTGAAACTGCACCGCAGCCTCCGCCAAAAGGGGATGCGTAACGCCAGACGCACCTCGAAACGGCTCAGTCCTTTCGGAGTAGTTGAAGCCAAGTAGTTCCAAGCCATTAGCGTAAGCGTCTTCCCATTCCTGTCTGCTGGCCTTATTGGCGTCAAAATCGCCCATAAGTTCGCTTGCCACGGACCCCAAAACGCGGTTGTCCATGTCTTCAGCAAGATTAGCATAAAAATCGTCGTTGATCTCGCGCATTGACGGATCAAAATCAATCACCGCACCGCCGCCGTCGATCATTTCTATGTCAATATCACTAGCCTCACCCGACATATCAAGTGTGCCGGGGGCCTCAATCTCTACTTCCGCAAGAAGTTCTTCCTCGTCAACTTGCGGATTCTGGTTCTCAACCAGTGAAATGGGTGGTCTAGCCATGTTTTTCCCTCAAAATGTGGTCTACTGTACCATATAAGGCACAAACCCGGCAATGCCGCTCTTGATCCGTGGTCCGCGGACCGCGCCGCCTTCTTCATAAAGCTTGGCACCGGGCCGTGGTCCGATGTTCGCTTTTCGTACAGCCTCACGCGCTTTCTCAATCAACTTAGCTTTGCTGCTAAATAAGTCGTTAAAATCATACCCCACTAGCCTTCTTTGCGCTTCCGTCAAATCTTTTGAAGACTGTATTCTTGGAGGAAGATTACCCGTGCCCCTGATAGGGTTTATCGCCGCCACGTCGCGCAAAGCATCTGCAACGCCCTGACGGGCCGATTTTAATTGATTGAAGCTCTCGTTAAACTGACGCGCAACAGGTTCTTTGTTGATGCCGTCGGCAAATTTGACTAAGCGGTCATGCCGGGTGTCAAATAACTGCATAACAAGGTCAACATATCCAAGAGGAACGCTCCGGTTTACCTCTTCAAGGAACTTGTCCCGCGGAACACGGGCCATGTACGGATTTTTCAGACGATTGACGAGGTTCCTAACTCCCGCAGGTATTAAATTGTCGGTTTGAATAAGTGTAGCCGTCACGTCGTAGTCTTCATCGGTCATGTATTTTGCGCCGCCGCGGCGGTTTTTGAAAGAAAGAAAGCCGTCATCGTCAATAAACGTGACCGCGTCCCAAGCAGGATAATCGCCGGAAGTGAGTTCGTCTGTAAGCCGCTTCAATTCTGCGGTGTCGTTGTTTTTTCTGGCATTAACCAGTAATTCTAACCTGTACCGGTATCTTTCAGGTATATCAATCTCAAGCCCCGAATACTTGTTTATGTTCAAGAAGTCTGAAAACTTTTTGGCGTCCCCCGTCAAAGAATCATTAAGGAGGCGGTTTTTGAGAAGAGAAGCTTCGTTAAACACCTCGTTTTTCAAGGATTCATTGTTAGTGATGTCTCGCTTTTTTCTATAATTTTCTAAAGCAGCAATAAGGTTTTCACCCGCAGGGCCATAATTATCAATTATCCGCTGTCTAGTTACGGTAGTATCTAGGCCAGAAGGAAGGGCCAGCATGTCTGCAAAGTCCAAGATAGTATAATCAACCCGCTTTTGGGTCATCGCACCTACAGGCGTAGGCGTGTTTACCGCAAGATTTAATTGTTTAAACGCCTTATCCAGATTGAAGACGTCTACGTCAGGGTCTCCAACAGTTCTTGTGTTAAGTTGCTCCGTAAAGTCTATCCGCGCTGCAACCGCAGCTCTTGAGATCTGCTTTTCATATTCAATTGTCGCTAAAACATCCTGACGCTCCCGCGGGCTCAAAGGACGCGGCTTCATGCCGTGAGAAAGATCCTCGTGAAGATGGACTTCACTCTCCATCCACGAAGAGTTTGGCTTTTTAGAGAAAGGCTTTTCAGGGTCGTAAGCTGCAACTAGATACGCGGCAGGGCTCACATTCTGGACGTCCTGCATCGTAATGTCGGTTAATTCGTAAATCGGCTCACCTGTCTCAGGATCAAACTCCCCGGTAGCCTTGTAGCCCTTTTTTTGAGGCTCAACCGCGTACAAGCGGTTAATATCCCCGGAGCCCCCGGTAAAATCGTCGTAAGACAGCACAGGGTCTGTGCCAACCGAAAATCCGGGCCTCGAAGTTTCAGCACTAACCGCCGCTTGCTTGGTAACTGCGTCCTTAATTCTGTTGCTGAACCCAAACCGCTCAATCAACTCAGAGCCAAGAACCGTGCGCCGCTCTCCAATGTCCGCAACCGCGCCCGCATCCAAAACAAGCTTATCTACCGGGGCAGCGAGAGGAGGTTTACCAACTCTCACAGGATCATCAAAAACGAGACCCTCTAAATCTGAAGGAACGTCATACTCTTCGTCTGCATATTTTGAACCGTGAACTAAACCATAAATGCCGCCACGTCCGCCACCAAGACTACGAATTGTAACGGGGGCCGTGTCCGTGGGCCGTGATTCCTGAAGCCCGCCACCCAAAAGAGGACCAAAAGGGGCAATGCCTTG